AAGGATGGTAAAGTCCCAAGTGGTTGGCCTACAGTCCACCTACTCATATACCCATCATTGTTCCACTGTGAACGCGCTAAGTACTGAAACAGTCTCAGCGATTCCCAACCTTTCGGATAAGGAAGGATATTTTTGGTGACAAACCAAAGTATCCAATCCATCGGAAGGTTATCAGTAGCTTCAGTGAGATCAACAGATCCGACGAATCGGGAATCAGTTGTTACCCGTGATTGAATTACGGGATCGAACTTCTCCTGATCAAAGGTAGCGTCCGTGGACAAACGTCCCAGCAATATCTTAAGGTATCCATAGAGGGGAACCAAACCCTCCTGAAGGAAACGATTAGGAACTGCTATCGGGCGAAACCCTGTGCCTCCCTTGGGGATATAATGTATATCACCAACATAAGCACCGGACATAAAGTCAGTATTACGGAACTGTAACGGGTAGTTACCCAGATACATCTCGTGATACATATCCTTTATCTCCTCGGATTTGTTGTGTAGAAGATACTCCACCAATATACTCGGTGGAGGTTCTACGGGTATATCGTCTCTCCCAACTAAATGCATAAGAAAATTTACTAGGTCTCTCTCGAGACTGGATGATCCCTCTTGCCTAGTGGGATCATAGTCCTTATACATTTCCGGAAAGACGGGTCTCTCCAACGATGCTTGGGAACCGATCTCCTCTTTTGAAGGAAAACGGAATCGATGCTTCCATTGGAACCAGTAACGCAACCACTCATTAACTGAGTGATGTTTACAATATCGGTGCCACAGAGAGGAATTTCTCCTCCTGTTCTCCCAATATTCAACATAAAGTTGCTCTTTACTCTTTCCAAGTGAACCTAGCCACAGCGTTAAGTAGCTAGGAGCTTCATAGGGCTCTCTTTTATCAGAGAGTTTCCTATGATAACACCGCGAAGTCTCATCAACGTTAATTTCTCCCTTCCAGGAATAAATTCCTTTAAGGAAGTTAAAAACATGATGAGGTTGACAATCAACATAGTTGATTATCTTCTTCACCCAACCATTTTGTCTGATCCCTAACGCGGGTAACTTACCTGTAGCCTTATAGGTTTTCAGAGAAGTTAACAATGATTTGAACTTGCTATTAGCAAATTCAAGACCATTGCATCGGACCATGTGTTTATACTTCGAGATAAAGTATCTTTTCAGATCTTTATCAAGAGGTATAGATTTCAGCAGCAGAAAATTCAAGTTAAGTTCATTATGATTACTCATGATGAACCTCCTAAGTGGAGGGAGACTAAAAAGCCTCTCCCAGTTGGGCCCTTGGATTCTCCGTTGGAGAAAAGTAAGCGTTGCCTTGTCA